CAATACCCAACAGAAACAATTCAACAGAACATAAATTATATTACTAAAAAATATGGTAATAATCCAAACCCTTAATTAAAAAATTAAATTCTTTATATATTTATAATAAAAATACACTAAAAAATGGGATATTTAAATAACTCAATTGTAACAGTTGACGCAATATTAACAACAAAAGGTCGCCAATTGTTAGCTGCAAACAACGGTACGTTTCTTATTACACAATTTGCTTTAGCTGATGATGAAATTGATTATAGCTTATATAATCCAAACCATCCATCAGGTTCTGCTTATTACGGTGAAGCTATTGAAAACATGCCTTTACTTGAAGCTTTCCCTCAGGAAACTCAAATGATGAAATACAAATTAATCACTTTGCCTCGTGGTACAGCTAAAGTTCCTATTTTAAATGTTGGTTATACTTCAATTGTAATTAAACAAGGTGCTTCATTAGCTATTACTCCTCAAACATTAAATTATTTAGGTGGAAATACTTATGAAACAAGTGGTTACACAGCAACTATTGCAGACGTTAGAACAATGTCTACTTTCCAAGGTGTTGGTATTAATACACCTCAAGCAGCTGCTTTAAATGCTACAACTACAACTTATGGTACTAGCGTATCTGCAACAGTAGTAGGTACTACAATTAATCTAACTGCTACAACTGTAAATACATTGTTTGGTTCAAATTCATCTATATACACTACATTAACAATAGTAGGTAACGATAGTGGAGCTAGAACACAAATACCAGTAACCGTAACTCAAGTTCCTTAATATTTAAAAAATAATTTAAACAATATGTCGTTTACAATACTTAGCCCTTCAGATTTTGTAGCAAGTTCAGATGCCATTTCATCTACTTTATGGACAGGTGGTACTCCAACTTTAACTACATTTTATACTTCTTCAACTCAAGAAGCAGGATCTTCAGGTAATTTTTATCTGAATGTATTTCAAACAGCTTCTACTAATGCTTTATCCGCTATTCAATTTGCTATTGCTTATGGTAATAATGCAGGTAGTGGTAGTCAAGATTATAATTTAGCAGTAGATGGTTATTCACCAACTTCTACAATATATGGACAATGGCAAGACTTAGTGATAGGTGATTCTAATACCAATTTTACTTTTGGTAACATTACTTCTTCTCAGTTTTTTGCTTTATCAATAGAAAGAACACAATATAAAGAATCATTATTTTTGGGTTCTTTATCTTTAACACTATCCGGAAGTTCTGGTTTTATTGTTTTAACAGACAATAGCAATTATGTATCTGCTGTTCAATACACTGAAGCAGGTAGAGTATTTCAACTTATTACAGGTTCTCAAGGTGCAAAAGCCAATATTACTTCAAGAAATACATCTGATGGTTATTCAGCACATTCTGGATCTTATGGATGGTTACTACCAGATATTGGAACTATTATATTAAACCCATTAGCATTAGCTGATTTTGCTGTTAGTGGTGGTATTGGTTTCCAATATAGTGGTTCATCTACAGGTTCAGTTTATCCTGTAAATTCTCCAAACAGAAGCATGTACCAAGCAATTAGTGGTGGTGGTAGTTTTATGTTAAATAGTCAAGAAACAATCACTTCAGATTATATATTTGTAAGAGCACAAAATGCATCTTTCAATTATTCTGAAAACCCATCTTATATAACTGGTTCAACTGGTACAGTGTTGTTCCCTTATTTTATTAATAATCCGCAAACCTATATAACTACCATTGGTTTGTATAATGATACACAAGAATTATTAGCGGTAGCTAAATTATCTAGACCTTTACTTAAGAACTTTACAAAAGAAGCTTTAGTAAGAGTTAAGTTAGATTTCTAATGAATGATAGCGTTCAAACAATTTTTATCATCTGATGTCATCGTGACGCCACTAGAGGTAAACAAAGCATTTGCCTTTAGTGGTAGTCAATTAATCAGTTCTAGTGTAGGAATAGATAGATTTCAAGGAACAAACATTAATTCTAATCCTTGGATTTCTGGTTCTAACCCTACAACAGGCTATATATCTACACAAGATCAACAATTAGTATATAGTTCTATTCAACAATTATACTACTCAAACTATTTAAGCTCTAGTTACAGTACTAGCAGTTACGTTGATGCTTTAAACTCATCTAGCATAATACCCGGTTCTAATACTTCAGGCGATGTAGTAGTTAGTACTCCTCAATCACCTGGTTTATACGACAATTATCTTCAAACTACTTTAACCTTTAAGAAATTCTTTCCTACAGGTTCAAACGATATTATAGGAGTAATATCTATTCCTTCTCGTTTATTTGGCGATTATATTCAACCAAATTCATTTATAGCCCAATCAGGTAGTACAATTATATATGATGATGGTGAAGGCAATATCATATTATCTGGTTCCAATCAAATAGTTGGAAACATATTTTATGGTCAAGGAATGGCTATTCTTACTGGTAATTTATCTAGTAGTATAAATTATATGGGTTATGGCTATGGTACTTATGGTACTACAGTTTATGGTGCTAGTACTTTTACTAATACTATTTTAATACAAGGATTTATAAACACCCCTATCACGTGTTCATTTTCATCTTCATATACAATTTATGAAAACCAATTTAAATGTACCATTAGAGAAAATGAATTTACTTATACCTTAAATCCAACACTACAAACAGATAATAGTGGTTCTTTATACTATTATGCCACAGGTTCATATTTCAGTCCTTATGTTACCACAGTAGGTTTATATGATGAAGGTCAAAATTTACTTGCTGTAGGAAAATTATCTCAACCCCTACCATCCTCACCCACCACAGATACAACAATATTAGTAAATATAGATATGTAAGTTATGTTACAAGTTATGAAAGCAACGCTTGTTGAAGATCTAATTAACGATCCAAATTTCAACATAGACGATTATTATGGTTATGTTTATATGACAACCAATTTAGAAAATAGTCGCCAGTATATAGGCAAAAAAATATTTAAACACACCACAAACCAAAAATTAGGTAAAAAAGAAATAGCTGCCTTACCTACACAACGTGGTAGAACTCCATCTAAAAAGAAAGTAGTTAAAGAATCTGACTGGAAAACATACTATGGTTCAGCAGATGAAGTTAAACAATGGGCTAAAACAACGCCGAAAGATAAATTACTTCGTACAGTTATACGTTTATGTAAATCGTCGAAGGAATTAACCTATTATGAGACTAAATGCCTATTTCAATACAATGTGTTGGAAGACAGTAAACATTGGGTTAACAGCAATATTTTAGGAAAATTTTTCCCTAAAGATTTGGCTCCTCAAGAATAAAGTCTTATATTAGTGGTTATGGTTAATCAATCTTTGATTGCAATTACAAATTCGGTATTAGGCACGGGCAAGGCAACTGCTCGAAACAATTATGCTTATATGTGTCCTTTTTGCAAACACCATAAGCCAAAATTAGAAATCAATTTTACTGAAAATACTAAAGGTGAAAATCCTTGGCATTGTTGGTCTTGCGACAAAAAGGGTAAAAAACTCGTTCAAATATTTAAAGCGATTGATGCTCCGAAAGAGAAGATGCTTGAGCTTAAATCGTTTTTAAAAACGGAAGTTGGCGATATTACAACATATGCTAGCGAAAAATTGCATTTACCTAAAGAATTTATTTCCCTACTTAACCCTCCAACTTCAATAATGGCTAAACATGCCAAAGTTTATTTGAAGAAGAGAAATATTACCGAAGACGATATATTAAAATACAATCTAGGGTATTGTGAAAAAGGAACATATGCTAACCGTATAATAATACCATCTTACGATGAAAATGGTAATTTAAATTATTTTACAGCACGTAGTTTCGAAAAAGACAACCCGATAAAATATAAAAATCCTCAAACTTCACGCAACATTATTCCATTTGAATTTTTTATAAACTGGAATTTACCTATTGTTTTGTGTGAAGGCCCATTTGATGCTATTGCCATTAAACGTAATGTTATTCCTTTATTAGGAAAAAACATACAATCCAGTTTAATGAAGAAAATTGTTATGTCTTCTGTATCTAAAATATATATTGCTTTGGATAAAGATGCTCAAAAACAATCATTGAATTTTTGTCAACAACTTATGAATGAAGGAAAAGAGGTTTATTTAGTTGACATGCAAGACAAAGATCCTTCAGAAATGGGATTTAAACAATTCACCAATGTTATACAAGATACTGATCCCTTAACGTTTTCAGACTTGTTAGCTAAAAAACTTATGTTATGATTGAAAAACATTCAAACATTATTCGAGATCCTAAAATTAAAAGAATAGTAGAATACAGTAAAGACAATAAACAAATAAACGTATTAGATCAACGATTTTATAGACGAAACGAAAAATACTATCCTTCTGTATCAAGTATTTTAAATTATTTTCCAAAAAATCAATTTTTCCACTCCTGGTTAAAAGATGTAGGTCACAACAGTGATATTATTGCTGCTAAAGCAGCCTATGAAGGTACACAAGTCCATACAGCCATTGAAAATTTTTTAAACGGAGAAGAATTAACATGGATAGATAAAGACGGAAAAGCATTATATAATCTAGATGTATGGAGAATGATATTAAGATTTGCTGATTTCTGGAATACCCACCAACCCGAATTAATCACAACCGAATACCATTTATTCTCAGACAAGTATGAATTTGCTGGTACAGCCGATTTAGTAGTACGTTTTGAAAACAAATTATGTTTATGGGATATTAAAACATCCAATTCAGTTCATAGTTCATATAATCTACAGTTAGCTGCTTATGCTCAAGCTTGGAATGAAACTCATAGCGAAAAAATTGAAGACACGGGTATCATTTGGTTAAAAGCATCTACACGTGGTTCTACTAAAGATAAAGTACAAGGTAACGGGTGGCAATTAAAACAAATCGGAGAAATTGATAAACATTTCAATATGTTTAACAAAATATACGATATATACAAAATGGAAAATCCCGATTTTAAACCAGTAACCGAAACTTTACCTACCAAAATCAAAATTTCTACAGAAAAACCGGTGCTTCTTACGGAAGACAGCAAGAAAT